TTATAATTTTACTTGTACCATTAAAATTAAATTTATCAAAATCATAAGTATAGGTAGTGCCTTGACTAGTTGCAAGTGATGTCCATGATCCACTTGTACCACCATATGATACTGTACCACCTCTAGCTGCAATTATTTTATCATTAAATATTGCAGACATTTGTATTCTTTCATTAGCTGATGCTACTTGAGGTACTATTGTTGAATTATATTTTGTAGTGCCATTTAATCTTCTATATCCACCTTCTGTAGATGGTTCAAAGTTTACTAATTGTAATGCTTCACCTGGAGCCATATCATAAACATCTTTGTTTAAGACTAAGCCACCACCACATGTCGCATTATATGGTTTTAATAAAGAAGTATCTGGCATATTATACTATCGCTAATCTTGAGTTACCTGATGATATTCTAGTATCTCTCATGTAATCAGCTCTAGAAGCATAATCAGTTTTTAATAAATTTAATTTTCTTTGATAATCTCTATTTGATAAATTAGCATGATCTGGATCAGATCTTAACATATATACATAGTATTTAGATCTATCTACAATCAATGGTGAAAATCTATCTGGTAATGCCATAGTATCTCCATGTGCTGATAAATCTGTGTGTGTTGTAAAATAATCATAATTGATTAAATAATCATTTTTATCAGGTATAGGAGTTAAACCAAATGAACTATAGTCTGGTTTTCTGTATACATATTGTGGCATACCATGATGTCCACTGCTATTTCTATCGTCTTGTTCTTTAAATCTTTGTAAGTAATCATCATAAGATATATATCTTATTTTTCTTGTAGTTATGTCTGCTCTTGATACTCTAACATAATCTACATCTAATTGTACACCATCTGATTCTACATATACATAGGATGTTTGTGCTGTAGCTGTAAATGTAGTATCTAGTATAGCACCTTCTCTAAAATTAGTTACAGCTTGTGTTGTATTTAAATTTTGTGTTCCGCCTGCAGATGTTCCAACTCTAACAATCAGTCCACTTGTAGAACTGTTTGGGCTTAAAACTCTAACTTGTAATTTGTATTGTCTATTTACTATAGTTGATATAGCTTGATATGCTGCTGCATCATTTAAGTTTAATCTACCATTACCACTTGAAGTATAAGATGGTGATCCATCTCCTGTAGTCCAACCAGTTATATTAGATTCAAACTCACCATTAGTAATTAATTCGTTTGGCTTTAAAAAAAACGACTCGAAATCTACTCTACGCATATCCGTTGGAAATGCATATTCCCCATCACCAGGGAAAGTAGCTTGAGTCGTTGATGTGTGTAATAAAGGTAACTCTGCACCTTCATTGTAAATATCGTGAATAGATTTATTAATAAAATCCTTAACAGCAGTTTGGATACCTCTGCTGCTAGAAAAATTAGATGAAGTCATTTCAACTTCATTTAATTCTCTAAGTACTCTGTTGGATAATGTTAAGTAAGTTGTAGCCATTATTAGTTAGTACTCTTTTTAATAATTTTAACAATACCAGGATAATCTTTAGCTTTACCTTTGTATATTGTGCCTTCTCTTCCTGTAGAGGAAAGAGTTATTTCTTTTACTTTAATCTCTTTAGATTTATTGCTATAAAATTTATTTTTATTATAACTATCTTTTGTCATATCTATTCCTCTGTTGTATTGTTATCTTCAGCAAACTGTTCGCATCTAATTAATAATCTTTTGATACGAGATTCTGCTTCGTTTAATTGTCTTTTTAAATCATCAATCTGTTTTGTTAATGCAGACTTGTCAGATTTGTACTCAGATATTATCTCAAGAAGCTGATGTCTTTTTTGATATTTCATTGAGTAGTGAAGCTATCTGATCTAGTTTATCAGATTGTTCTTCAACTTTGTTTTCTAAATTTTGTAATCTTTTCCAACCACTTTCATTATTAGTATTACCAAGAATAACTTTTGATTGTCCAGATACTCCATATGTTTTTTTTGTTAAGTCGTATGTAGCCATTGTTTTCCTATAGTTATGAAAGGGTTTTAATAAGGGGGATATAAATACCCCCCTTAAAATTAAACAGTATTATACTGCTGTATCTAGTTGTGCGTCTGTGTTATTATCAGTTTCATTAATACCTGATATATCACACATTACAGCCCAAACTCTGATTTTACCAGCTCCTGCTGCTGCTCCAAGTACAAGTACATCTAAAGTATCAGCTGATGCTGCTATATGTCTAGCAGTTGCTGTTGCTGCAGAGTATCCTGTCGCATTTGTGTCACCATCAACATAAATGTCAACGTCACCACCTGTGATACCTAAGTCTAAAGTAACTGAACTAGAAAGTGCAGTAAGCACTTCAATTCCAGCTTCCATAACTAAAGTTTCAGCAGGTATGTCAAGAACTCTAAGAACATCATTTTGTGCTGCTCCATTATCTCCGTTGATTGTTGATACGTCAATAGTGTTTTCTACTAAGTAAGGTGTTCTACCATTAGACGGGTGTCCAGTAGTTCCACCTACGCCTGTTACGTCATAAGTTGCCATAATTATCTATCTCCCTTCTAATTAACCAATTGTTATTACGCCAGAGTAAACTGCTTCAGTTCTTAGAATTTTTCTTCCAAAAACGTGCAGACCTCTAACGATGTCTGAAAATGAATCAGGGTCTCTGATAAGTTCTGTTTTCGCAATATGGTTTGCAGTAGCTACCGCTGACTGGTGACCATAAAGGAAAGCATATTCATTAGAACCTGCTGATCCAAAAGTTTTATTTGCTGCTGATCCGCTTGATACAGCTATTGCATTAGTAGAATACATTCTAAAACCAAATAAAGGTCTGTCTGTAATCATACCATTTCTCATAGCTGAAGCTGAACCATCGTTCATTACAGATTGATCCATAATTTTCGCACCTGCTTTTCTAATTTGTTGATAGAAAGCTGGTGGAGCTACGAACCATCTGTTTTCTTCTGGTACATCTGAACCGTCAAGAACTGTTTTAGCTGCTGACATAACGTCTACTAAAGTATCTGCTGCCGCATCACCATCAATTGGTGAACCGTCAGTACCTGTAGCTGAAGCATTTGTAGATGCTCCATCATAGATTGCTTTTAGTACGTTAAAGTCATAGTTCTTTTTAAGTGCGTAAGCACCTGAAGAAGTTGCAAGAGCTTCAAAGTTTACGTGTGATTGTCTTTCTTCGATGTCATCTACTTTAAACGCAAAATACGAACCTTGGTCGACAGTCAATTGAATTTGATCGTCTGCAAGTGTTTCTGTGTTTACTGTTTGACCTCTAGCGTAGTCATTCACTGTAATTGAAGGCTCTTTGATTATATTTACTGTGTCGCCAAAATTTTCAATTTCCCCAGCGTAATCAGTGTTTGTAATATCTTCTACAACTGATGCACGTCTGAAAAACTTTTGAACCTTCTGACTATAAATTGCTGGAGCCCAATTACCTGAAGGTAAGTTTTGGTATCCCGCTGCTTTTCCCATTGTTGCCATAATGATTGCCTATTGTTTATAGTTGTTATTATTAAGGTTGAACTCTACCTTCTCTAATAGCTTCATCAATTTCGGCTTCGTACTTCGCAAACGTTCTTGGGTTCATCTTAGCAATCTCAGAGTTAGACCAGATTTTCTTTGTAGGAATCTCTGTCTCTGTTGCTTTAGTAGTTTTTGTTATAGCTTTTGCTGCCTCTTTTTTAAGAGACGTTTCCTGTTTCTTACTTAATGTACTAGTACCATTGTCCATTTTATAAAGGTCAATAGCTCTTCCAGCTAGTTGTGCATTAGATGTATTTTCATACAACCAACTTTGAATAACTGGATCTTGTTTACTAGCCCATTGATGAAACTCATCTTTTTGACGAATCTCACTAAAGTCAGGATGCATCTTTAACAATTCTACTTCAGCTTTTTCTTTGCTTATCTGTTCCTGTTGAGCTTGTAGATTTTGGTATTTCTCCTCAATCTCTTTTGCTCTAGTATCAGCTTTTGTCATAGCTATGGTTTCAACCATATCATAAACATCAGGATACTCTTTTCTCCAAGCCTCAAGTTCATCTTTAGACTTAGGTGGAACAAACTCTTTTGTAGATGTTTCCAATTGCGTTCTTAAAGTTCTAACCTCATCTTTGTGCTTTGATAAAGTAGAATCATAGTGTTTCTTCAAATCGTCATAACGTTTTTTAAAAACACGATCTTCTGCATTTTCAGGGCGTTCAGTTGAAGGAGTAGCTTCGCCATCGGAGCTTGCAATTTCTTCAGATGTTTCAGTGTCCTCTTGAACGGTTGCTGTTTCTGCTTTCTCTAAATGATATTTACCTAATTCACCTTTTGCGAATGCTTCAACTTCTGGATCATCAACATCATCTCTTTGTTTTTGATACATAGATTTGCCTTCAGGCTTCTTAAATAGTTTATCATTTTTTTTAACTTCTGTTTCATTTGAAACTTCAGTTACTTTTTTTTCTTCTTCCATTATTTTTCCTCTTAGGTTGAGTGCCTTATGGATAAGGGTAGCTCACTTCCATAATTTGTGGGCTGAATCTATGCTAGTTCTAACTGACCTTCATCTATTGCTACAGTCTCTGGAGCAATTTCTGAATCGGCACTAGGGTCTTTGACCATCATGCCGTTTGGGTTAGCCGCTGTCATATTTTCAGGTGGCACATTTGTATTATCTGATTGTGACTCAGATAATTCTGTAACGAATCCTTGTACGGATTCCTGCTCGCTAGAACTTGGGTATTTTCTAACTGCAAAATTCTTTACTACTGATACTGGTAATACAACATTTTCTTCTGTACTTGTAAATTGATCTATTACTGAACTTGCATCAGGTGCTATTTTTTTTAATATGGTTGCTAAACTTGGAGCTAATACCATATCTAATTGTACTTTTTCTTCATCAGATAAAGCATTTAATTTTTCTACAACAGCAGGATCTTTAGCTTCTGGTTTTTGTACCATAGCTGCTGGTGCTGTTTTTTCTTGTGCTTGAGCTGGTGGTTTTAAGTTAGACATATCAGGTGCATCTGGTGTTTTCATACCAGCATCCATTAATCCTGTTGTTGTTACTTTACCATCTGGTCCTATTGCCATTATGCTCTTCTCCAATGTGTTAAATTATATTTACTAATTTGTTTATCGCTTACAAAGTTACCTAGCATCCAACATACGGGTTCACCTATACCTGCATATATTCTACCTAGTAAATCAAACTTACCTTCGTTTAATCTCCATGCAATATCATTTGCTCTGTGTTGTGCAATATGTTTCCATATCTTTCTATATCTAGGATACTTCTGCATATGTTTTACAGTTGGTTCTGCCCAAAGTAAATAACCTTTAACGTGTGTTTTAGATAATGTTTTAAATGTAAATTTTGTATCTCTTACCCAATCTCTAGTAGATAATTCTCCTGTTCTGTGTAGATCTGTACAAATAACTCTTCCGCTATCTGATTTACCTCCACCTCCACCTGTAGTTGCTCCACCTGCAGGACCTTGAGTAGCTTTCTGTGTTGCTGTT